CGTTAAGCTCGCGAGCGGCACGACCAACAGCACAGGCGTTGTGGCTACTGTCACGATGAAGGGCTGATGCCAGATCGCATACCGACCTTCAAGCCACCGTGGATCGCCAAGCGACCGCGGAAGTCTCGCGGGCCGGATAAGCGACCATCAGCACACGCTCGAGGGTATGGCGGCCGAGGCTGGATGCTGGCCCGCCGCCAGGCTCTCGTGCGTGATGGCTATCAGTGCCGCAGCTGCGGGCATGTCGTGCATGGCAAGGCGGCTCACGTCGATCACATCACGCCAAAGGCACAGGGTGGCACAGACCTGCTCGAGAACCTGCAGACGCTCTGTGCGACCTGCCATCAGCGGAAGACGAACCGGGAGTCGATTTTGGATTCCGAAAAACGAAAACTTTGAGCTAATATATATAGACCACGTACGGGGAGCTCGCGCAAGTTTTGCCAGTTTTCCGCGGTGTTTTTGAGGTTTTCAACGTTTTTGATAAAAAAACGCACGGCACGCTACTTGCAGGAGGCACAAAATGGCGAAGCGCGGACGCCGGCCGATCCCGACCAAAATAAAGATCGCGAGGGGCACGCTGCGGAAAGATCGGCAGCGTGAAGACGAGCCAACCCTGCCTCGAGGGATGCCCGAAATGCCAGAGCGGCTGGCTGTCGATGCCGTTGCGGTTGGCAAATGGCAGGAGCTTTCGCAGCTGCTCTATGATCTTGGCGTCTTGACGACTGCTGACGGCGAGGCACTTGCCACGTTGTGTGAAATACACTCAGCCGAGCAGTCGTGCCTGCTCGAGCTGCGTGCCAGCGGGCCAACGATTCACACAGACCTAGGTGGCGTGAAGCCAAACCCGGCTGGGTCTTTGTACCGCTCGCTGGCTGCGCTAAAGAGCACGATGATGTCAGAGTTTGGTTTGACGCCATCATCGAGGACTAAGGTTGGCTCGAGCAAGCAAGAAGCCCCGCAAGACGACCTCGAAGCGTTCTTCAAGTCGCACGGCTGATGACGGCATCAACAAGGATGCCGCCAACCGTGTCTATGCGTTTTTCGAGAAGGTTCTCAAGCACAGCAAGGGTGAGCAGGCCGGCAAGCCGTTCACGCTGATGCCCTGGCAGCAGTATGTGCTGGGCGAAATCTTTGGCCGGCTCAAGCCCGATGGAACACGGCAATACCGCCAGGCGTACATCGAGATTCCAAAAAAGAATGGTAAGAGCACGCTCCTTGCAGGGATCAGCCTCTACGTGCTGTTGGCCGATGGTGAGCAGGGTGCTGAAGTCTACGGTGCTGCCAGCGACCGAGAGCAGGCGGGCATCATCTACCGCGAGGCTGCGGCGATGGTTCGTTCGTCGCCTTCGCTATCGAAGGTGCTCGAGGTGGTGGACAGCCGGAAGTCCATCATCCACAAGGCCAGCAACTCTTTCTATCGGGTTCTCTCGGCTGACGCTTTCCGGGCCGAGGGCCTGAATATCCACTGCCTGCTCTTCGACGAGCTGCACGCTCAGAGAGGCGATCGCCGGCTGTGGGATGCGTTGCGGTACGGCGGTGCAGCCAGGCGTCAGCCACTTGTGCTGTCTATCACCACTGCCGGCGAGGCAAACAAAACCCACCTTTGGTATGAGCAGCACGACTACGCCGAGCGTTGCATAGCAGACAAGACGTTCGACCCTAACTTTTTCGGTTGCATCTACGCTGCCGATCGCGAGGACGATTGGAAGAAGCCGAAGGTCTGGAAGAAGGCCAACCCGAGCCTAGGCGAGACGATCAGCGAAGAGTCATTCGCAGCAGACTGCCGCGAGGCTGCAAACTCTGCGACCAAGTTGTCTTCATTCCTGCGGTATCGGCTCAACATTCCAACGACAACAGAAACCCGATGGGTGAGGCCGGATCAGATCGCAGCGTGCATGGGTGAGTATTCGGCACCGCTGGAGAAACGCGAGTGCTGGTGCGGTCTCGACCTTGCAAGCACGTTCGACACGACGGCATTCGTCGCATGGTTTCCAGGTGAAGATGGCATTTTCGATGTGTATGCCCACTTCTGGATGCCGGCCGACAACGCCAGCGAGCGTGAAAAAGTCGACCGCGTTCCCTATTCGCAATGGGAACGTGAGGGATGGCTCACGTTAACTGATGGCAAAAGCACAGACTACGGAATCCTAAAACGCGACATCATGGCATTTTGCGATCAACACACATGCAGATCGCTGGCAATCGACAGATGGAATGCCACGATGCTTGCTCAGGAGTTGGCCGCAGAGGGCCTTCCGGTTGCCATGTTTGGCCAAGGGTTTGCGTCGATGTCTAGCCCGACGAAAGCACTCGAAGCAAAACTTGTTGATGGCACTCTCAGATTGCAAGGCAACGCTTTGCTATCGTGGCAACTGGGAAACGCTGCTGTGCAGATGGACCCTGCAGGTAACGTGAAGCTTTCAAAAGCAAAGAGCACCGAAAGGATTGACGGTGCCGTAGCATTAGCAATGGCGTGCGGCGTTCACATGGGCGAAAGCATGGCCAGTAATCAAATGCCCGAAATCTCATTCTGGTGAAACGCATGGAAGCGAGCACATATCCTGAGATCCGATGGCTCGAGAGCCGCACGAGCCGCTGGGACGATCTCATGCTTGCCACGAGCTCAAGTGGTCAAACTCGCGTGACTCCCGATACTGCCATGCGGACCTCGGCAGTGCTGGCATGTATTCGGGTTTTGGCTGAGACAATCGCCGGCTTGCCGCTGCACCTCTACCGTCGAGTGGATGACGAAAAGCAAAAGGCGAGCGACATTCCTCTGTATTCCGTTTTGCACAAGCGGCCAAACGGCTGGCAGACCAAGTTTGAGTTTGTCGAGCAGATGGTCGTTCACTTGTGCCTGTACGGCAACGCATACGCGTTGATTGCACCAGGCGAACGATCTCGCGTAGGTAGTCTGCGGCTTTTGCATCCTGGCAGCATGGAAGTTTCCCAAGACGAGGACGACTTCACCCTGACATACACCTATCGCGAAGCGATGACCAACAAAAAGGTGGTCTATCGAGACGATCAGATCATGCACGTTCGCTGGCTGTCTGTTGACGGCATCGTAGGAACCGTTCCGATTGAGCTTGGCAAGGAAGCAATTTCTCTTGCTAGGTCGCTCGAGCAGCACGGCAGTCGTTTCTGGAACAATAACGCCATGCCTGGCATTGTCCTGAGGACCGACCAGGCTTTACCTAGAGAGGTGCGTGAGCAGCTGCGAGAGCAGTGGGATGCACAGCACAGCGGCCCGAAGCGAGCCGGGCGAACTGCTGTCATGTCTCACGGCCTACACGCCGACACTCTTGGGGCGAGTCTGGAGAGCAACCAGTATGCAGAGTTGCGGACGCAGGCACTGCTTGAGATTTGCCGCGTGTTCAACATGCCTCCGCACAAGGTGCAGGAGCTGGGCCGTGCGACGTGGGGCAACATCGAATCCGAAAACATTTCCTTTGTGCAGACGACGATTCTGCCTTGGCTCAAGCGTATCGAAGGGGCCATCGATCGTGATTTGCTGCCAGAGGGTGAAGATTTCTTTTCTGAGTTTGCTGTCGAGGGCCTGCTGCGTGGCGACACGATGACGCGATACAACGCGTACCAGATTGGCATTTCAAACGGATGGCTCACGACTGACGAGGTGCGGCGTATGGAGAACCTCGGCCCGATGCCAGAGATGGACGAGCCAGAAGAGGAAGAGGAAGTAGAGCCGGTTGTGGTAGAGCAAGAGCCGGCCGAGGAGCTAGAAGCAGAGGAGGAGGACTGATGCCGTGGCACGTCGCCAAATCTGAGGAGTGTTCGCCTTCCAGCCCTTGGGCAGTCATCAAGGATGACGACGGTTCTGTAGAGGGCTGTCACGAGACCGAAGAGGCCGCAGAGGCACAGATGGCCGCTCTGTACGCCTCCGAGGGTGAATCTAGAGCGTATGAGGACATCAACTTCACGCCACCACAGGGCGTGCGAGAAGAGGCTAGAAAGGGGCTTGCATGGCGAGAAGAGCACGGCAGAGGCGGAACGGCAGTAGGAGTCGCGAGGGCAAGAGACTTGGCAAACGGCAGGAGCGTAAGCCCGCAGACAGCCAAGCGAATGAAGAGCTACTTCGCTCGCCACGAGGTCGACAAGAAGGGGCAAGGCTGGAGTTCGGGCGAATCGGGTTTCCCATCCGCTGGACGGATAGCCTGGGCTCTCTGGGGCGGTGACGCTGGCCGTGCATGGGCAAACAAACTCGTCAGGCAGATGGATGCCGAGGACAACAGGAGCGAGCCGATGAATATCGAGCGACGTGATTTTGAGTTCGTCGAGGAAGACGAGCTGGTGGTCGAAGAGCGTGCCGGCGGCCAGCCGGTGATCCGCGGCATGGCGGTCGTCTACAACCGCCTAAGCGTCGACATGGGCGGATTTCGCGAGCGGATCATGCCAGGTGCGTTCGATGGCGTTTTGAACCGGCAGCGTGGCCGGCAAGACCTCGTGAGCTACTTCAATCACGACGCGAACATCATGCTTGGCCGTGAGTCGTCTGGCACTCTCAAGGTCTGGAGTGACGAGCGTGGCGTTTGGTTCGAGGTCACGCCTCCTGCTACGCGGGCTGACATCCTCGAGCTGGTGGCCAGAAAAGATGTAAAGGGCGCATCCTTCACGTTTTCTCTGGAAAAAGGCGGCGAAGCGTTCGTCACAGACGAGAGCGGCCGGGCTATCCGCGAGGTGCGAGCGGCCAGGATTTACGAACTCGGGCCAGTGGTGCAGCCAGCGTACCCAGCAACCACGGCAGCGGTGGCCATGCGTTCCTATGAGGCGTGGATGGCCGAGCAAGCCCAAGACATGGACACGCCCGATAAGGTAGCGCGAAAGATGCGTAACGCATCTGCGGCTCTTCGTGCGGCACGCCTGCGGAGTATCTAGTGCAGTCTGGTGTATGCCAAAAGTGCGGCAAGGGACGCCTGCGGACTATCTCGAGCCGCCAGGCCGGCGAGAATACGCAACTGCGATATCTCGCGTGCGTGCTCTGCGGGCACCGATGTAAAAGCCTTGTTCCGGCTACCGCGGTGTGGCGTCGTTCTACGGTAGAACCGCACGCCTCGCGAAAATAAATATCTGCCCGTAATGTGTGAGCAGGATTGGATTCCACCGCTCACCACGGGAGGCCAAGGATGGCCAGCAAAATCAAAGACCTTCAGGACCGTGCAGCTGCTGTTGCTGCAGAACTCGACGAGCTGCACCAGCTCGAGGATCGCACCGACGAGCAGAACGAGCGGCTGGAGCGGCTGAACGCCGAGGCCGACAAGATCGTTCCTGAGCTCGAGCACGAGAAGGCGATCGCTGATCGCATCTCCTCGCTCCGGTCGCAGATGTCCGCTGCCGCGGCTCCCGTGCAGGTTGCCGACGCTCCCAAGGCCCGCAGGGCCGCTCAGCCTCGCTATGGCAAGCTCCGCGGCTTCGCCAGTGCCGATGATGCTGAAGTGGCTGGCCGCTGGATTCGCGGTTTCATCCTCGGCCGCGAAGACGACCGTCGCTGGTATCACGACAACGTCGAAGAGCGGGCTCTCTCGAGCAGCGACAACTCCAAGGGCGGCGTTTTTATCCCGGAGACCTTCGCGTCGACCGTGATTCGCCTGGTCGACGAGTTCTCCTCGATCCCGAATCAGGCGAACGTCATCCCGATGTCGTCAGATACGCTTTACATCCCACGTCGCGTTAGCGGCAATACGGCTTATTTTGTCTCCGACAATAGCGAGTCGACCGCCTCTGACATGGGCACCGACAATGTCATGCTCTCGGCCAAGGAGTGCCGGGTGGCTTCGCGAGTGCCAAACAGCTTGATCGAAGATTCGGTGGTTGATCTCGCCGGCCTGGTCGCTGAAGAGTTCGCTCTGGCCCTGAGCCGCAAGATTGACGACGCGGGCTTTGCTGGTGACGGCACGAGCACGCACGGCGGCATCCGCGGCATCCAGTGGAAGTTTGAGAACGAGACGCTCACCGCGGGCACCAACGACTCTGGCGAGTCGGGCCTGTCGGCTGTCACGATCGACGACTTCGCTGAGACCATCGGCAAGCTCCCGAGCTACGCCCGAGCTGGTGCCGGATGGTATGTGACTCCGCAGGTCTACTCGACTTGCATGCTGCCGCTGATGCTTTCGGCTGGTGGCGTGAGTGCTGCCGAGCTTGCGGCCGGTGCTTCCGAGCAGCGGTTCATGGGCTATCCGGTGTATTTCAACAACTCGATGCGGACCAGCGTCAGCAACGGCCAGGCGATCTGCCTGTTCGGCAACATGCGGCTGTCGACTCACTACGGTCTTCGTCGTGACATCACGGTTCGTGCTAGCACCGACCGATACATTGAATTTAATCAGACATATTTTCAGGCTCTTTGCCGCTTCGACATCGTTACCTCCGACGTTGGCGATGCTTCGACGGCTGGCCCTGTTGTCGCTCTCACCCTCTGATCTAGGAGAACCAAATGGACCTCGTCCAGAACAGCAAGAGCTCTGTTGGTGTGAGCTACGTCAACAGTGCCGAGACCGCCAGCCATTCGTTTGATTGCGTCGGGTTTGACGCGGTCAGCGTGGATGCCATCGTGCAGACCAATGAAGAGACGACCGCTCCTGCGGTGGTCAAGTTTGAGGTCAGCGACGACAACACCACCTTCGCCACTGTGACCGGGCTCATTCAGGGCACCGACTACACGCCGGCTGGTGTGGCTAACACGGCCAGTGCCAACGTGACTCGCTTCGACGTGAGCACGAAGGCTTTGGCCCGCTACGTGAAGGTCAGCGTGACGCCTTCGGGCGACGTTGGCACGAACGACGCCACGGTGGTCATCGCGGCCCGGCTTCACAAGGCCGAGGCTGGCATCGACTCAGCGACTGATGCGGGCGTTGAAGCCCGTGCTGTGAAGTAGTCCGAAAACCCTTAACGCAGGAGGTTGCCGTGGGCGCGGCATCAACTGTGGCGGGCGTCAAGCCTGCCGTGATTGAGACGGCATCGGGGAAAGTGCGAGTCGCTTGTGCGATGAGCACGCCTAGGCTGGGCTGGCAAGATCATGTGTTTTGCTGGCCAAGAGGTCTCCTGCCTTACGGCATCGCACCAGTGCGATTCGAGGGGGCTTTCTGGGAACAGTGCCTCGATCGGGTTCTCACAGACATCGTGGCGGCTGACGACGATGAGTCTCAGCCGCCACTGTGGATTCTGACGCTCGACTACGACACGGTCTTTGAGCAGGATGCTGTACCTAGGCTGCTGACATACGCGACGGCTGGCGAGTATGACTTTGTCGCTGCCGTGCAGATGAAGCGACGGGTTAGCGAGCCGCTGTTCACGATGGTTGGCGAGAAGGGCGAGAGGCTTTCTGAGGTCAGCCGCGGCAAGCTGCTGTACCACAACGTCTTGCCGGTTAATACCGCTCATTTTGGGCTGACACTGCTGAAGGCATCTTCGCTGAAGAAGGTGCCGCGGCCTTGGTTCAAGGCCACGCCAAACGAGCAGGGGAACTGGGGTGAAGGACGGATTGACCCGGACATTCACTTTTGGGCTCAGGCGAAGCGTGCCGGGCTCAAGGCAGGTATCTGCACGAGAGTCTCTGTCGGCCACCTCGAGTGCTACATCAAGTGGCCCGACAAGGGCATGGCACAAACGCTGCAGCATCCCGGCGAGTTCTGGGATAAGGGCGGCCGACCACCGGAGGACGTGTGGCAATGAGAGTTCGTTTCTTAAGGCACTACCAGACATACCGACGCGGCCAGGTCTACGAGCTTGGCGACGGCGTGGCTCGCAGCATGGTGCAGATGGGCATCGTCGAACCGGCTCCGCAGACGCTGTTTGAGCAGGCGATCGTTCGCCACGAGGCAGAGCAGGCCACCGCACCCGTCCAGAAGCCAGCCAAGAAGGCTAGCAAGCGACGTGCGGCCCGGAGGCAGGGCTCATGACTCTTTACGGCTGGCAGTACAACCGGGCCACCTCGAGGTCATATCGCTCTCTGGTGGTGGCCACCGAGCCGACCACCGATGCCCGGCCTGTCACTGTTGCCGAGGCCAAAGAGCATCTGCGGATCGTAGACTTCACCGACGACGACGATTACATCGCCGGCCTGATCGACGCGGCCAGGAAATGGTGCGAGGACTACTGCGAGCGGACGTTCGCGGATTGCCAGTACACGGTGGCCTTCGATGACTTCCAGGCTGTTCGCATCGAGCTTCCGCGCCCGCCGTTGCGGCTAAATGCCTCGAGCTCGGAGGCCACCGTCTCTATTGCTTACGTGGACACAGGCGGAACCACGCAAACGCTGACGTGGGCCGAGAGCGGCACGCAAGACTTTCGCGTGGACAAAGACTTTGTGCCAGGTCTCGCCTATCCGCTCTACCTCGAGACGTGGCCCAGCACACGCATCGACGACAAAGCGGTTCAGGTCACATATCTCGCGGGCTATGGCAGCGTGGCAGCAGTGCCACAGGCCGCGAAGCACGCGATCAAGATGCTGGTTTCACACTGGTACACCAACCGCGAGGCGGTCGACCGCAGCGGAAACAAAGACGTGCCGCTAGGAGTCTACGATCTGCTCGCTCCTCTGGCATGGAGGAAATACGCATGAGCGTGGCAGGCAGCATTTCTGTTGCAGTTGACTTCAACGACACGGCAAGCGATGAAGGTCTTGAGGTTCTCAAGAAGATTCGCTTGGCGAGCAACGACGCCTACACAGCTGGCAAGTCTGTGGTTCTCAGTGGAACGTGCGACACGACTGCCGTGCTCATAGACATTTTTTCGCCTGGATACACTGCTGCAGATGGTCAGGAAGTAACGTTCTCTGAGGCGACGGACATTAAGAGAATCGCGTTTTCTGCAGAACCTGCGGCAAATATGTCCTCCACAGGACTCCTCGGGCTTCAACTATCATCCAGGGATTCGTCTGTATCCATTTCCTCTATGCCAATGGGCATATATCCACTAAGTGGCGGCGAGCTTGAGGTGAAGACAGCCGGCGCTTTTGGGCAAAACCCGACTGCTGAATACGTAGTCGTCATCTACGGGACATGACGAATGGCACTCAGCGGCCACATAGGAGTGACGTTCGACTTTAACGACACGGCGTCTTCGCCTGGTCTTGAGACGATCAAGAAGGTCAGGCTCGCTAAAGATAGTGCATTCACAGCCGGCCAGGTCGCAGTGCTCTCTGGCACAGCAGACAACTCGCAACTCAACATAGACCTGCAAGACCTGACATACAGAAACGCTGCAGGTGACCTCGTCAGTTTCTCGACGGTTTATCGTATTGCGTTTCAGTGTGATCCTGGTGCCACGCTGAGGTTTACCGGGAATTCCGAGAGACTCAACTCAAACAACAACAACATTGCGTTGACCTGCTGCATCCCTGGTGATGATCAGCTGAAAATCTCAACTACAGCAGGCACTTCGTCATATATCCTTGCGGTCTACGGTGAGTGATGAACACGGGCCAACTCGACACAAAAGCGGTCATCCAGCAGCCTGTCGAGGCCCGCAACAGCCTCGGTGAGTACACGCTGACGTGGAGCGACTGGGCAACCCGATACATCGCAATCCTGCCACTGAGCGGCGTCGAGTCGATCAACGCCCTGGCTGTCGAGGCTACGGTGACCCATCGCATCCGCATGCGATACACCCAAGGACTGCAGCCAAAGTTTCGCATCATTGCCGAGGGCAGAACCTTTGAGATCATCAGCGTTCTCGAGAAAGGCCGCAGGGTCGAGCACGAGCTGCTGGTGACGGAGGTTGTCGACTGATGGCATTCCAAATCGGTGCGGACATCGAGGGCGTCGAAAGCGTTCTGGCTGGATTCAAGCAGCTGTCGATCGGATTACAGAAGAAATACCTCGGTGCTGCTGTTGGTGCTGCCGCAAGGAGCGAACTTGCCAGCCTCAAGGCCGCTACACCTCGAGGCCCAAACGGAAATCTGCGAAGGTCTGTTGGTGTCAAGATCGAGAAGACGATCGTCAAGCCTTGGGAAATGACCAGTGCAGGCAAGGGCGGCAAGGCTGTCGCTCGCATTGGCTATCGCCGCGGAAAGACCCAGAAGGGGAAGCAGTACGGCGGGAATGCAGCCTGGTGGGTCGAGGAAGGCATCAAGGCGAGAACGCCAAACGGTCGAGCGTTCAAGATTGCACTCAACAGCACACGCAAATACGCCTACTTGAAGCCTTTGGCTGTGCAAACCCTGTCTGGCAATGCCGTGTTCCTCGGTCGGATTCGCGCAGTACGTGGCAAAGGCATGTTTCGCGGTTGGGCTGCGGCAGCACTGCCGGCCATCGAGCGGCGGCTGAAAAGCAGTCTTGGCGGATTCTTGAACAAGGCCAGAGACGAGGCTGCACGCCGAGCCGCTAGACGATCAGGGAGCCGAAGATGATCCACATCGATCAGGCGGTGGTCGGCTTGATTACGGCGGCTCCTGAGGTCGCTTTGGTGGTGTCGCACAGAATCTACGCCTCTCAGCATCCACAAGGCGGCTCGCTGCCTGCCATTGTGTACGCTCGCGAAATCAATACTCGAGCCGGGTTCGTGAGCCTGGACAACTCGGCACCATACGCGAGAGCCACCTACACCATTACCGCTCTTGCCGAAACGTATCTTGAGTGCCGCAACCTCGCACGTGCGATAAGGCGAGCCTTAGAATACAGCAAAACGTCGGACATTCGATTGGTTCGTGTGACTGAAGAAACAGACACGATCGAAGCTCCGCCGGCTGGCGATCAAATGCCAGTACATCGAACAGATTTGACGATCGAAGTGACGCATATTGAACCCTAGCACGCAAGGAGGCGTGAAATGGCTCGCGATATTGCAGACGGCGCAACTGTCTCGTTTGGTAGTGTCTTCACATCACTGAAGCTCGCAAGCATCTCGCACAGCGGCTTCACGCGTAGCACTGTCGACGCCTCTGCCCTCGATACTGCGGGCGGCAAGGATTTCTTGGCGTCCAGCATGTATGACCCAGGAGAGCTGAGCTGCGAGGTGCATTTTGACCCGTCACTCAAAGCCACGATTGCTGGCGCGATGACCAACGACAGCACGGCCCAGGCACTGACGATCACGTATCCAAACGGTGGCACTGCTACCACGGCCTGGTCGGCTTACGGGTACCTGACGGGTTTCGACATCACTGCCACCAAGGAAGAGCTCATGACGGCAACCGCGACCGTCAAGCTCTCTGGCAGTATTGGTTGATGAAGAAAGGGCGCAATGGCACTCACACGAGATCAGATCAAGGCGAAGCGAGGCGTGATGCCTCGCGAGCCTTTGGTGGTCCCTGAGCTTGGCGATGAGCCGCTGTATATCTCAAAGCTATCAGCGGCCGGAAGAGACAAGTTTGAGCAGATGGTGACCGGCGGAAAGACTGGTTCCGTAAATCTCAACAACATTCGAGCGAGGTTTTGCACGCTCGTTTGTGTTGACGAAAAAGGGACGCCTTTGTTTGAGGAGGCTGATGCCGAATGGCTTGGCGAACTCGACACGGGAATCGTTCAACAGATTGTCGACAAGGGCTTTGCCATAAATGGCATCAACACTGATGCAGTGGAGGAGGCAGCAAAAAACTAGAACGCCAGCCGATCCGGCGGTTCCTGTTTCGGCTGGCCCTGGCGATTGGCACGTGGGATGTCGACGAGCTTGCTGAGAGCATGCCAGTCGACCTGCTCTACGAATGGCTGGCGTTCTACGAACTTGAGCCGTTTGGCGATGAGTGGCTAAGGCATGCCGTTCAGATGTGCCAGTTCTACAACGCACACCGCGGCAAGAACCAAGCCGTGCGAAAGCCATCAGACTTCATGCCAGTAGAGCAAAGGCCGCAGACTCCAGAGCAAATACACGAGACGCTTCAGAGAATCCCGCGGATTGGATAAATGGCCAACCAGTTTGGAAAAGTCAGCGTTGGGATCACGGCAACTACCGGTGGGCTCACCGCCGGCCTGCAGAAAGCATCTCGGCAGCTCGACAGTTTCGGCGGCCACGTGCGAGCTATCCGCGGGCGGCTGACAGCCCTGGTCGCGATCCAAGGCGGGCAGCTGTTTGGCAGCATGGCAGGTGCCGCCATGCGTGCCGCCAGGTCGCTGATTTCAATGGGCCAGGCTGCAGCCCAGACCATAGACCGCACAGCAAAGCTCTCGCGTCAACTTGGCATGTCATACGCCGAGATGTCCGCGTTGTCTCTGGCCGCAGACCTAAGCGGCTCTTCGATGGACGAAGTTGGTCGTGCGGCACTGCTGGCCGATCGACGGTTCATCGAAGCAAAGATGGGCCTTGCAACCGCCGTGCGTGGCTTCGAGATGGCCGGAGTCGCCCTGGCAGACCTCGAGGGGCTTAGCTCTGCAGAGCGTTTCCAGCGTCTAGCGGAAGCAATCGGTGCCTTGCCGACATCTGCTGAGCGTGCAGCTGCGGCCATGAACATCTTCGGCCGGTCTGGTGCGAATCTGCTGAACCTGTTTGAAAATAACGGTGCAGTCATTGGCCAGTCCATGGAAGACGTTATTGCGTTCGGGAACGCTTTAACAAACGTGCAAGCCGGCAATGTCGAGGCGATGAATGATGCGTTCGCACGTGCAGGCGGTGCCATTTCTGGAATCGTAACGCAGGTCACTGCCTACCTTGCGCCCGCAATCACGACGGTGATTGACAAGTTCACCGCGTTTGTGGGCTCCGTTGGAGGTGCAAACATTGGCCAAGACATCGGCCTGGCCCTGCTCGACGCTGCTATTTATTTGGCTGCAGTTGGAGACTATTTGATTCAGAATCTCGGGCCTGTCCTCACGGAGTCATTTAAGTTCGGATCAGACGTTGCAAAAGGTTTT